TCATCTGCTGCAGGCGCACATTTTACCATCAAGGGATTCAACTTTATCAATTAAAGCGTTGTGCTTGATAATGTTTTTGTTGCAGGTTTCAAAGTTGTCTGAGGCGTTGACAAGGACTTCTTCAACACTGGCGACAATGGCTTCATTTTCTGCGGCCTCTCTAGCAGGCTCTGGTCGATTACTATCGGCACCTGCGATGGCACTGTTCCACAAGCTGAGAGACTCAGCATCAAAGCAGATGTCAGTATCATTCTTTTCATAGATTTTCTCCTTAATCGTTCTATAAACAATCTCGGCCTTTTGTAGATCATTTATTTTCTTGTTAATAATTGGCTTAGATTCATTTTGAAGCGCTGTGGCCGTTTTAATTTGATTGTTGATACTTTTGGCTGCACTGGAGTCTGTTTTCCATCCATGCACTACCCAGCCAGAGGCAAGTCCACTTAGAAACAAACCAATAGCAATTAATGCTTTTGTCTGCAGACTTAATCCAGAAAGAAAACCTATCATTATTTATCTCCAACTTATTTCAAAGGAACCATGCCGCCTTTAATCCATGCAGCAACATCAAAACCTGGGCAGGTTTTAATCCACTCATTCCGCTCAATCACGCCATTGCCATTTAAGTCAGGCGAATAATCTCGGTGGCCTTTAATGCTGATACCAGCATCATTTAATGACTGCAGCATCGATGCAGGCGTTAAAATAGTGCGGCCTAATATCTTGCTTGACAGATTAACTAAGCATTCGCGCAATCCCAACCATTGCGCCTGGCTATATTGGTCCGTTCCAATCATGCATATTCCAATTGATTTGGCATTACTGCCCTGCACATGCGCACCAATCTCTTCAAGGCCCCTGCCCGTTTGAGTCTTGCCGTCTACACCAACAACAAAGTGGTACCCAATACTCTTTAGTTCTGGGTTGAAGTTCCGCACAGCCTGGCTATCACGTTTAAATCCTCTCAGCTTGTGCATCCGGTCAATATCTAGCGCCTCAAAAGCCTTACCATTGGGGGTGGCAGCACAATGGATCACAATTGCATTAATAGTTCTTTTCATTACGACCCGCTCTTTCTACGTGATCTATGTTTAAAAAGCCCAATAACAAAGAGGTACACTCGGTGATTTTTTGCCTGCAGGTAATCTAGCAACCTAAAGTAAGTATCTGGCCACATGAATAGTGCGATGGTCACTCCAAACAAAATGGTAAAGTCATTGTGAAAACCAACAATCATGTACAACCCGCTCATAACTGCGCCAGCGTGTTTCCCAATCATGCAATGCCTAGTTTCACTGTCTGCAATTGCAGCCAGATATGCTGCGTCCACCACGATATATATTCCAATTAAAATACTTAAAATTGCACTCATTTTTGCACCTGCAGGAAGTCAAATTTAGATTTAGCCCAGGCGATTAATGAATCCCTAAAAGGCTTATCTATCACAGCGAAACCTAGCAAGAAAGCTACCGGACGCTGAGGGATGTCTTTCATGTTGAGTAAAGTATCGAACATCCATGTAACACCATGCACTAAGGTCACGGCAATAAGCGTAGCGCCAATAATCAATAGAATTGACCGCCCCACCTTCAGTGACTTATTTCTATATACGGCCCAGTAAGCGCCACCGACTGCAGTAATCACTACCCCAAGAGGCAGATCAAATAGAAAACTAGCCGCCGTAGATAATGTTGCAATAGCTAACGGACTAGCAGCATGTGTTATTGGATCTGGCATTTACCACCCCTTTTTATTATTTTTGGACGTAAAAAAAACCGCTCAAGGCGGCATTTATCAACTAGTACAAATTGAATTTTTATTATGTTTTTGGTGTAAAAGCACACACCGGATTAGGCACAAAGCAAAACTGTGCCATCTCTCCAATATCCTTGCCTTCAATCTTCCAGCCAAATCTTAGTTTTACGCAAAAGTGTTTACCAAAAACGGTATATGGCCAGCCGATGAACCTGAACTCAAACGCATCGCCAATGGAGTAGTGCCAGCCGGTTGCGCCTTCATCTTCATCAACAGTGGTATTACCAATGCTCACGGCCAACTGCGTCACCTTGAGGCCAAGCACATACTTTGACCAATTAAACGTAGGGTTACGCACTGCCAACCACCACCAGCATCGTATGAAGTATGGCCAGCCGATGGTACGCTTAGCCCAGAATGATTCACCATCATTGCCGTGATCACGATTACCCCAGCACCACTCAGCCCATGCAGGTAGGTGATTGTTTTTTCTGAATGGCAAAGCGATTGCGATCACTAGCAAGCCTAGCAACATCAACGGAAGGTCTAGCACCAACTTAATTAAAAAGCTGATGAGGCCAGTTAAAATAATGATTAGTTTCATCTCAATTCACCCAAAATTCGCGCGGCGCTGCCTGCGGTTAAGTTCACTTAAATAAGACTCGTAACAGTGGTTACGGTTAAAAGCCAAGCTATTAATCACCACCATGCAAATCTGCCAGCGCCACCAGCTGCCATTCCTACTTACCCGGTAAGCGCGGCTGGATAGCGTTTCATCTGGCGAACCACCCAACAACGCATTGACTTGCTGATCAAAGGCAATGGCGTTGTTTTTTAGGTAGATTAATATCATGCCGGCAGTACCAACTCTGGCATCATGGCGACTGCCTCATCAGGTGTTAGCATCGGCTTGGTGCCAGCCAACACCTCATCTTTATAGGCCCCGGCCTGAATCCAAACATCCGCCTCCCATTGTGCAAACGCCTGAGCTAGCGTTTGGAAGCCATTTGAGAAACCAGCGTAAAGCATCAGTGCGTTGCCGCCGCTGAAGCCTAGTGCCTTGGCTTTGGCATCAATCTCTGATTGCAATTTAGCGCGTACTGACTCAAATTCTTGTGCGGTAAATTCTTCAGGCGTTGGCTCTGCTCTTTTATAAGCAACCACAACCCCATCAATCACATCAAAGCGTGAAATTTCAGCATTCAAATATGACTGATAGAGCAAATCTGGAATAGGCAAAGCATCGGCTGGAATGTTTTCCCCATGATGTTTTTCTGAATAAACGCCTTTAGTTGTTGCTGAATAAAACATGATTCCTCCTAATATCCTACTGCCCATGCTTTGGGTGCAGTTAAAACTGAGTTTGATGACGCGCTCCCTGTTTGATTACGTTGCACTTGAATGTTGGTAAGTGTTGGTGGTGCTGACTGATAAAATAAATCACAAGAACCTGATAGAGTGGCTGTTTGAGTGCTTACGCTTGAAAACAAGGCTGCAGTTGGGAACGCTAAAGGCCATGTAATTGTTTGAGAGACCTCTGTATTATTTGCCGCATCGTTAGTACCAGTAGCCCATTGAACAATCCACCCACCCAGCCAACTAGGAAATTTAATATATCCATTAGCGGTTAATGAAACAGCAAAACCTGCTGCTGTAGCAATGGCTGCCATCGCACCGCGTACCCAGCTTGTACTAGCCGGTGATGAGCTGTTATTAACGAAGGTTGGGTCACTAGCCGCTGTTACTGCACCACCATCCTTACGCGCAAACACTAGTGAAGTTGTACCTAATGTAATTGGCGCATCCGTGGTTAATATCCAAATGCTGTCTGCTAACGTTGCTCCACCGCTCACCATTGTTAATACTGCAGGCTTAATTTCAGCAGAGACGTCTGCCCAGGTAACACGTGACCAAGCACCAGCTGCGGCAACATACCAACCATTCTGCGCACCTGTGGTTTGGTCTTTCACTAGGATGACGTCACCAGCCGTAAGTGCGCCTGACCAATCACCACCAGCTTGTGCAGCCAACCCGTTAAGGTTGATATTGGCGGTGGTGGTGAATTTGGCAATGTAGTCGTTGCCGTAATTAGCAATCAAGGCTTTAATTGCCGTGCTTAACTGCGCATTATCAGCAGGGTTGAGTGCAACGCCGGTGCCTTCAATCACGGAAGCAATCTCTTCTTGGATTGAGTTTAAAGATGAAGCATTCATATCTGTTGGCACAATGCCTAGTGCTTTATTGCCATCCTTATAACCATCTTTACCCGCGCCGAACAAATCTACAGCACGGGTTGATGTATCAATTCTTTTCATTTTTCATCATCTCCTAAGGGTAAGCAAAAATTACGGTTGTATGGGCAGGTTTATATTTATTAATACGGCACTCAATCGCTTCGTCGCCCCATGACTGCAGCGGGGAATCGCAGGGGCTTTGGCAATTGGCAATAAAAATACCGCCATCTGATGGCAAGTTCATCGTCCAATAAAAGCGGTCGTTATCTGAATAAAGGGCATCATTGCAATTGTCATTGCAGTTCATTGGCTTGTATTCATCTATCGTGGCATCTGCATAACCCATGCTTGTAGCCAAGTTGATGAAGTATTGGCGGCTTTGGCCACCCAGGTTAGTGAGCTTACTAACCAGCGCCAATCGCCGCTGATCTACTGTTTGATCTACAGTCACACATGGATCAGGCAGACCAGCAAGCGCCTCCCAGTCTGCAAGTAACTCAGACGTTACGCGAGGGTCAGCTTCATTAATTAGCGCCTCGATACGAGCATCTACTCTAGCTAGTTCTGCAGACCACGCATCCAGCAACTTAGTGTTTAACGCACCCTCTTCTCTTGGCCATGCTGGACCTTGCGGCAATAAAGCCTGCAGTTGCTGTAAATAACTTTCAGCAGTTAAAGCCATGTAATCACTCCCATCACCGCAATTTGCCCAGTGCTATGCGTAATATCTGCACTTGGCACCATCATGGTGTAGTTACTTTCTCCTGCAGCAATTGAGATTGCTTCACGAATGTGACTCAATAGAATAGTTGCACTAGGCGAAGCTTCACGCGTGAGCAAGTCTTTTAACTCAGCTTCAACTGCAGCTTTCACTGACAATGTGTTTGGTGTGACCGCCAAAGTAAAATCAAGCGGTACTGGCACCGGCGCAACTACGGCTAAATCAGCAGTAACTGGGCGCAATGCATCGATATACTCCTGCACAGCCAAAACCTCTGCAGCATCAGGAATCAAACTGGCATCATCATCACGCACAAAGCGCACGGTAACAGTTCCATCGCCAAGCTCTTTCGGATAAACCCATGCGCGTGTTACACCAGGCACCTCAAGCGCCCAGGTAACATAATCATGTGCTGCACCCCCCTGTGGAGGCTGTTGAATACGAGCAACTAAACGCTCTCGCAAACTAGTATCATCTTCGACATCAGCCCCTTGAGTGATAGCACCTACACTCACAACAGCATTACTATCAATGCCAGATATTGGAGATGACATACTTAAAATTGTGCCAGCGACAGTGTTTCCATTTTGCCCCGCTGCGCTGGCTTCTATCGTGGCCGTTGCCGCGCCTGATGTGATAGTGACTTCATTTATTGTAGTGAATTCAACACCGTCAGCACGAATTACCGGGGTATCAGCCGGAATTACTGTGCCGTCTACTCCAGTAAAAACTATGTCACCAATTGCAACAACAGCTTGTTTACGTGGCGTAGTCAGCCAGATGGATGCCCACCTGTCCAAAAACTCAGCCTCTGCAGTATCGTAAAGCACCTGTGAAGCAATAAATGCAAGATGCCCATGCAGCTCATGTGAAGCTGCTGCAATTAGGCGTGCATAGACCTCAGAATCTGAGCGGCGCATCTGCTCAGCGCTCAAGCGCGATTGTGCGTCAGCGCGTGTTCTGGTGATTATTTCATTTAAAGTCGGTCTGCTAAATGGCACGTACTTTCTCCCAAACATCGTTAAATCTCAGGCTGATATTGCTGCCATCTTCACGGGTGATGGTGCATACCAGCGCCATGCCATCCATACCATAGCGTTCTGCGCTCACGTCTACGCGCACGGCGATCTGGTCATCAATCAACCATTGCAGCGCTTCACGCGCATATTCACGCGCACGGTTAAATGTGCTTTGCACCAGTTTCTCACGGCTCAGCAGCCAAAGCCGTGAGCCAATCTTGTCGTTCGCCACCAGGGGCTCGGCAACATCACCAAACCAGCCCATTTTCTGGCCTTCTGCAATATCATCTGCATTTGCACGCCGCCAAGTAAATAAGCTGATAATCACCGCCCTAGCAAGTGAATCGCCAGGCGCGAGCGAAGTGCTCTCAATGCCATCAACAGTGATGGTCATATCGTTTTGTATCATCTGGAATTCCTACGGGATTTGAGGCGGGTTAATTGCGTAACTAGCGCCAGTGCTGCCAATGGTCCAGCTCTCTTTATGTGTAGGTAGCCATTTTTCACCGTGGCCATTACATTCAAGAATCAAGCTGGCGTTGCCATGTATGCGCACGTTATTGCCGCGCATTTCAATATCTAGCGGCGTTTCAATTAAAATCTTGTCACGTTTAATATGTACTTTTTGATTCTGGTCATCATGTATCGCCATTTCACCAGATGCCAAACCCTGAAGGCGGTAACGGCGATCACCAATTACAATGGCAATGCCATGACTACGATCACCATTAAAAAACAGCGTAACAGCCTCAGCACCAGCCTTTGGGTTGCTTGTAAAGCCATAAGCCTCAAAATGCTCAAGGCTATCTTTAAGCTCACCCTCTCTTAACGAGACTTGCACAGACTGCATCTTGGTGGCGCTATTCACTAGCGTTACCACGCCACGCAAAGCGATGTTCTGTAAACTACGGCGCAATGATGCAATCATTCTGCTAGATAATCGTTCACTCATGTTGCCGCCTTTACGTCTGGCCAATCTGTAGAAGCCTTGCCAGATTTTTTGTCTGATTCTTTTTTTGCCACTTCAGGCGATGGAATGAACCCCTCTTTAGGTGCCACTTTAATATCGCAAGTAGTACCGTCAGACTCGCTAATCCTGTAAGAAACTTCAGTAATTAATAGCGTGCGCTCAAAGCCAATGATTGGATCACTCACAGAAACCATTTGATTTGGCCGCCATAACGAACCATCATCCTGCCGCCAACCTTGCACGGTATAAACAGTTTCAATCGCCTTTGCCGCGCGATACAAGCGCTCATACCTTGCCCGCTGCGAGCAATCTTGCTGCGTTGCGTTGCCATTGAGCATGATGATTGTTTTGCGATGCCTGGCTAATGTTGTATCACTAGCTACTGCAGAGACCGATGCTACCGACTCAGCACTATCGTAATCATTACCAGCTCGCTGGCCCTTCACTACGTAGTCACTAAACACATCTTTGTAATCATTGCCGATACTGGCCGCTAATACATTCTTACCAAATACAAGCGCGGTGTTTGCTAGCCCGCCAGAGCCTGCTGAAATTAAGTGTAAGTTGCCTTCAGCGTCATCTGTACTTAACATCTGCCTTAGCAGCAACAAGCGGCCTATGCTTTCAAACGCAGTTTCACCTGTATCAATTTGGTGATCACTAATCAGCGCACCTGTATCAATATCAGTAATTACCTTAATGCCGTAACTTGAGGCTAAATCAGCCGCGATTTTTTCAATCTTTCTATTGCGCCATTGGCCAGAGCCAAAGTCAGCAGAGCAATCGACTAAATCAGCCGTTTTGCTTCTACCTGTGATTGACAGTGAAATGCTAGTGCCGGTGTAACCGATGGGCATTGCATCCACAAATCCGGTTAGCACTTTATCCGCACCAATGTATAACTCACACAGATCACCCTGCTTTACACGCCGCACATTAGCTGGCGCATTAGGCCATGAGCGCGTAATGCTTAACTTAAAATCACGCGCCTGGCGCTCGATGCCGGCAGTGATTTCAACATCTAGCCAACCAGCATAATCAGCGCCATTTACACGCAATGAAACTAAGTCTGTCATACACTAAGCACCTTAATACCAATGGCAGGCGTAAAGCCAGGATGACGCAGCTTGTTGCGCGAGACAATCTCACTCTCACGCGCCACGTCTTCATATAAGTCATAAGCCAGCACCAAGGCTGGCGTCACTTCTTTGGGCTGCACTGTGTTAATCCGCGCTGAGTTTTTAATCTTAGCGTTTACGTCAATAAATGCTTTACTGCGCACATTATTCAGCGCCAAGTAAACATCATCGTTTGCAACGGCCGCCTCATCATCCAGGGCCGTTAATAGCTTAGATTTAAGCGACAAAGCATCGTCATACACTGGCAAACTCATATTAGCCACCATGCCAGCCGCTTGAACGAGTGTCACACGGCGCATTAAAGTCTGCGTGGCGTTATAGTTGGCAAGCATTGCCGTGCGTGTAGGTGTTGCTGCAGCGCTCGTGCGGCTTGGAAAATTAGCCGATAAGTTAAGCACGCTAAACACACGCATAAAATTTAAACCGCTAAGACTCCCCACCACATCAATCAACGCGCTGCTTTTATTCAAAATGCCAAACATGCGCGTTGCTAATGCCATCGGGTCACGTACTAAATCACCCAACTCAGACTGCAGCACACCAATTGGATCACGCAACACCACATTAAGATTACCCAGTGCAGAATCTGCCAACGAAAGCGCAGCACTAGCTGTAGATACTGCATCCTGCACCGCAAAATCAGGCAGATTATCTACACTAAATGACGATGCAAAATCGGCAATCGCTGCCTGCTCTAGTACATTTACTGCCGCAATAGACTGCGTACCAGTGGCAATGCCGGATGATGGAAATGCAATCTCACCAGATTCAATAAAGCTAAGGTTAAATCGGCACATTCCGCCCTCTGCATGGCTATGGCTTACGCGCACATCATCTTGCACGCTCACCATCATGCGGCCATACCAAGGGTGCACTAACTCCCCGGCACCTTCTTTCTCTACTGCAGCCAGCAGCGCATCGCGCTTGGCCATGTAATCATCACCAATGACAAACCCAACCAAGCTAAAACCACGAGCTTTACGCCCCATGTCTTCTCGGTAAGGCTTATCACGTTGAGGGAACTCATGCAGCGTGCCACGTCTGCCAAAAGTACCGTCTTCAGTATCAACTTCAAACGCCACACCTCTGAAAGAGGCTTTTTGTAGATTATCGCGCCAGGTCATAATGAAAATGCCGCTAATGGGTTGTAACCAACATCTGCATTCATACCAACCCCCGCTTGATTCGTTTTACCTTGACCAGCCCGTAGCCCTTGCGGTGCGTTTTCAAAGCGCACTGTCATCTCACCATTAAGTTTGTTAGCGCCTAATATGTTGGATTTATTGCCAGGACTATTCACATTAGATGGCGCACCCATGACTGAAATAGAACTACCTGTAAACATATTCTTAACCCAATCAGGCATTAAGTTGGTTAGCTTTTTAGCGATATCCGTCACAATGCCGCCTATCCAGGTTGAGAAGCTTTGCCACCAAACTTTAATCTTGTCCCAGTTTTTATAAACCAGGTATGCACCAGCCACTAAAGCAGTAATTGCAAGTCCGATAGGGTTCATTAAAATAGCCCGGCCAATTAAGAATATAGACTTACCAACAAGCATCAGCACGCTCACAAAAACTCGGCCAATACCAACCACACGCATAATCACCGCGCCAACTGCAGACCAGCCACCCAGCATCATCACAATAGCTGAGCCAAACCGTAATACAGAACCGGCAATGGTTAATACAGCAGCAATCGGCCCTGCAATGAATGCCAACCCCATGCCTATGACCACCCCTTTAAGGCCACCTAGCGCATTGACTACACTGCCAATCACGGCAAAAGTCTCTTTAAGGTCTTTAATAACCTCTTTCCAATTCACCTCTTTAAGTGCATTAGAAATATCTGTAATCGTGGATACGATTTCAGCCTGTAACCACTCCTGGTTAACAGCAAGCCATTCGCTCATGCTGTCAACAATTGGCTTAAGTGCTGGCACCAACTTAGCAAACGCATTTGTTTGCATTGCCTTAACTTGCGTTTGCACGGTCGCTAATGAGTCACCGAGATCATCCAATGCCCCGACTGACTCTTCTTTAACCACAGCACCCAAGCGTGACTGCTCTGCAATCCACGCCTTAACGCCCTCACGCCCTTTATTTAAAATAGGCAGCATCTTAGTACCGCTTTTGCCAAATAACTCCATCACCATGCGCGTTTGAAGTGCTGGGTCTTTATTAGCAGCGAAAGCCGCAGCCAAATCTGGCAATGCATCAGTTAGGCTAATAATGTCGCCATTAGCACTCTTAAGCGGGATTTTTAATTTTTTCATCAGCCCAGCAAAGTTTTTATCTACCCCTGCAGCAGCTTCTGATGTTCCTTTATTAAACTTAGTGATCAACGCCTCACTGTCTTCAGCTGAGGCACCAACCAAACCAAGCATATTGCTTAATACCTGGTAATTTTCTACACCGGCACCTGTGCGGTCTGCAGCATCTTGAATGTTGCCAGCGTACTCTAAAGACGCCTTGCCAGCATTCAGCGCTGCATACGTTACTGCAGTGAATGAGGCAATTGCAGGCAAGCCGATTTTACGCATCAGCTCACCACCAGCATTGCCAATATCACGCAATGATTTATGAGCAAGCTGTGAGCCGCGCACTATGTTTTTTAGTGGGCCGCTCATCTTGTCAACAGCGGTTAATACTGCGCGTAATTCGGTTTTATTAGCCATTTCTTATTGCCTCAGCAATGCGCTCTGCTTGTGCAGAAAGCTTTGTTATTTTTTCCAGCGTGTAATCTAAAACGGTATCTGGGTTGAGCCGCCAAAAGTAAGCCAGCTCGTAACACAGATTTTCAAACTGCTCTAGGCTCCCGCTGACTGGCCGAAAAAACCCATCACCACACCGGTTAATCCAGTAATGTCTGATGGGCTTAGCTTTTCAACTACGCTTGGCGGCACTGCTGCAAGACGGCTGACATATTTCACAATCACAGAAGCCTGAATCTTCAGCTCACCACCGCCATCTACGCCAATTAAGTAAGGGAAGCCAACATCAATGATGTCTTTACCAGTCATCTCACGTAGCTCAAGCTCAGCAATCTCGGTGTCACCATGCATTACTGGCTTACTTAGTTGGTATCTCATGACCAAATGCCTTTCGTACCATTAAACTCAAGCTCAATTTCGCCAGTATCTGAATCACGCTCTGACTCACCAACGACGTAAGCGCCAGATAACGTGTAAACCGTTTTATCAATAAACTCTACGGTGACAGTCATATCATCTGATTCATTTAACTTTTCACGCGGGAAGTCTTTATTCACCAAGAACGTGCCCTTTACATAAGGCATCTGTGCTGTTTCTTTGTAGCCAGCTGGGCCGCTTTGTCCCATGATGGTTTCGCGCTTTTTATCAAACGGCGGCGCTTTAATGCCGCTATCGCTCTTTAACTCAAGCTGATCACCGTCAACCTTCACGTATGCAGTGCCTGCAAGTGGTTTTGATGCCATTTTTATTACCTCTCAAAAGTAAAAAACCCTGCAAAAGCAGGGTTGTATTTGTCAAACTAAGGTTATGCTGCAGCTGGATATTGCAAGCGGAACTGAGCCAGCGTTGCAAACACACGTAATTGGTTCACTAAGTCAGGTGGGTAAAGCACGTTAATACGATTTGGGTCGTTAATATCACGCTCAACCACTAAGTATTTAGCAAAGGCTTTAGCGTTTTCAACAATGCCCTCTTCCTCAAGTGCTGCGTACTCACCAAGAATCTCACCACGAATCACCGCAGGCGTCACAATTGCTTGGCCAGCGCCAAAGCGCGTACCATCATTTGCCAGTTTATGGCGTGGATATTTTTGCGTAATTGAATAACGCAAACGGCGCAACACGTAAGCCAATGTGTGCAATGTTTCACTATCTAAGTAGCTTGGGTCACTAATGTTGAATGTGTTTTTCTGATACGTAGTAATTGCACGTTCAATGCGCACCGAACCACCACCCACAAAGCTAGTTGCAATGCCACTATTCAGCAAGCTGCTACGCTCTGCATAAATAAAACGGCTAGTAGCAGGCGCAGGCAAGATGCCAATCAACTCACCAGTTTGTGTTGGACGAGCAGGGTCTGCCGCAACAAACACCGCATTACGCGCACCGTAAGCAGCCGCATACTCATAAGCAGGGTTTGGCACGCCATTTTCATAACCAGCAATCGTTGCATGCTGATCATTGCGCCCTAAACCAAGAGCTACTAAGTTTGAGTAAGTGTCTTTTTTAGCCGTGTAAACATGGCCATAAATTTGGCGGTTATATGCCCAGCGGCCAGTAGTATCATTCATTAGTGTTTTAAGCGCATCGAGCGAGGTCGTATCGCTAAACGGATGAATAATGAAATCAAACTCTTCATCACCTAGCGCGGCCAATGCGCTAGATAAGCTAGGAGAGCCCGTACCTCCTGTTAAAGTGACAACGGCTACCGTTACACCTGCCGGTGTTTTTTCACCGCCTGCAGTGCCTCTGTAGTTAAGCTGTAAGGTAATATCATTGCCAACCAAACCAAAGTGACGCGCAGTAACAGTCACAACGCCAGAAGCCACCGTAGAAGTGACTGGCAATGTGCTATCAGCATTGATTGCTGCATTAATTGCCGTTGCAATAGCAGTGTTAGCATCACCTGCAACCACCGCAATCTGCACTTTTTGCGCACCGATATATACGTTTAATGTCCCGCTTTCTGATGCGCTGCCGCTCACGGTCAGCGTGCCTGATGCTTTTGCACCTGCAGGATCATCGACCATCACCATCCAAACTTCAGCGCTAGCATCATTCTGGCGATAAATCTCATGCATTTTTGCAGCAATAGAGCCTAGGCCACCCAAGGTTTTAGCTTCATCTGTTTTAGAAACTAACTGCAATGCACCAGCAACCGCATTACCAGCTGCTAGTTTTGGCGCAAGAATCAACGTGCGTAAGTTTTGGCTAAAGTAGCCAGCCTGAGAGTTATCAACCTCGGCATAAAATAATGGCACACGCACATTTTTTGGCGTGTTGTTAAACGATACAGTCATTTGTATTCCTCTCAGGCATAAAAAAACCCGCCTAAGCGGGTTACAAAGTCGGGTTTCTTAAAATGGGGATTTTATTTCTTAGGTTCTTTTACTACTTCAACATCGCCATCTGCAATACGGCGCTGCCAGTAAATGTCATGCTCATCAACACGACCACCTTCTGGCGGTAAAAAACCACCGCGAATTGGGTCTGGGATTTGCTTCTTGCCTACAGGTACAATAAACATAATTTATCCTTTAAGTTTGGGGTACATCAATTTGAATTACAGCCTCATAATCACCATCAGGCTCACCAGTAAGGCTAGGGTCGATAAGGTCAACCTTTACACCAACCTGCGTAAAATCTGGCAACAGTGCATTAGCCGCACCCTGGTAAGTGTCAGCCTCGCCAATCTGTGTCTCACACGAAAACTCAAACTGGTAATACATCCTAGCCCGGTCAATGCTTAAGAGGTTGCCGCCCTCATATTCAATGGGGCCATGCTCATCATCTGGTGACCAAGCTAACAGCGCTGAAAACAATGCATTTCGTGTGGGAATGACTTGGCTGATGGAAGCCTTACCAATTTCGTCTGCAACATTGCTTAACACTACAATCACCGCAAAGTTATCTCGAATCACCTGGGTATAACCATTGTCTGACGTGTTAGGCTCTGCTGAATCATCTAGCGGAATCACATAAGCAGCTGGCAACATCATATGTGCAGCAGGGTCTAGCTGCTGATACTCTGCAGCGCCAGCTACTCTGCCTGTAAACTGTGTCACACACCGAGTTTTTAAAGCTTCGACAATCTCAATAATCATTTATTTTCTCGGTATGAGTGAATCTTGCAAGGCGTTTAAAATCGCCGCACGTGATGTTTCTCTTCTGTGATTCAAGGCCTCAATCATGTAGTTTTTTCGCGGTGCAACACGCCACTTTCCGTTTTTTAATTGCGCCTTCCTATCTTTACGGGCTGGCAATCCAGTAATACCGTTATTTAGAAATGCAGGATAAAAAGCAGACATTTCGGATGTTTTATAGGGTGCAATTACCACCAAAAATCCAGGTTTACTAACTTTTAACTTTATTGAGTGTCTCAACGTGCCGGTTTGCCTTGCAGGGTAATCACCAGGCGCTGAGGCAATTGCGCGTCTAGCCACTAGCTTACGTGACTCTTTTCTGATGATCGCACCTTCAGCACGCAGCACCTTGCGTATTTTCTTTTTATCAAAGTCAATACGGCTAAAGCCTGTAATGGTTGCGTTAACTTCAAGCATTGCCCAACAGCTCCACTTCAATCAATACATAAGTGCGGTCATCATGCAGATCGCTCGCACGCTTCACACGGTAACGTACAGTCACGCCACCAATTACCTGGTCAATCACATGATCACCAGTAATGACCATATCGGTGACGGTACCAGGTTGGTATCGCACAATAATGCGGTGCGTTGTACTCTCGCCAACTTGCTTGGTACCGTAAAAAATGGCATTACCAACCGGCTCAACATTGGCCCATGCTGGGATGCCTGCATCAAACGTTTGCGTGATTGCAGCGCCCATTGCAGGAATATCCGTCTGCTTGCGGATCAGTACACGGCGGTTAAGTTTGCCTGCGTCCATATCAAAAACCCCAAACGCGGAACGGGTCTAACAAAGAATCATAAAAACGCGATGGAATATCGTAGTTTTGCGCCTCAACAACAGCACCCCTGTTCTTATACAAGGTCTCAATCGTTAACAACATCCAAGACTTAATGCCAGATGGCACACTATCAGCAGCACCATATCCAGCAACAAACTGAATTTTTACAGCATTCTGATCAGAGTAAACACTTGGCCATGAAAAGCCTGGGCGCAAACAAATAAAGTTTTTTATTCCGTAATTATCCAAACTGTAATTTTGCGAAGGCAACGTCACCTCAGCACCAGTTAGATCAAGATACTTAATGCTTGCAATGCTTTGCACTGTAGAAACAGGCATCTCAATCTCAGTGCACGGAAAGTCATCCAACGCAAGCTCTAGCGTTTGCGTGATTAATACACGGCCAGTCATGTGCTCAGCCTTTTCACGCGCCGTCTTAATCAATATAGCCAATAACGTATCTTCTGCGTCATGGTCAATTCTGCAATGCAGTTTTACTTCAGGCAGAGATAACGGCTCAGCAGCTGGCGCTGTAATTAGTTTCAATCCCATTTATCACTACCTTTAATTAATATTTAACATCTGTCTACAAACAAAAAAGCCCCACTAAGTGAGGCTTTTTAATTTGCTTACTGCTGCTGTTGAGACTTTGCATAACTCACTGCATCTGGGTGAACATCCAAAATCCCGTGCAATGTATATGCTGCAACTTCTGATTCTTTAATGCTGACAATATCGCCAGCATTACCAAGATTGCTATCACGCAGCAAAACTGCCTCAACTTTCACTGCGGCTTGGTCGGCTGC